TTATAAATAATAAGAGAATTAGGAGAACATAAAAATGGCTTTTTCTGTACAAGAATTTCAGGGACAAATGGAGTTTGGGGGTGCCCGCCCCTCACTCTTCGAAGTAAACATTACAAACCCATTCAACAGTGCGGCTGATGATAAAGTAAGGTTTATGGCAAAAGCGGCTCAGATCCCCGGCACAACCCTTACACCAATCACCGTAAACTACTTTGGCCGTCCTGTAAAATTTGCTGGTAACAGAACTTATGAAGACTGGACTGTTGCTGTCATCAACGACGAAGATTTCTCTATCCGCGCTGGATTGGAGGAATGGGCACAAAATATCAATAGCACACAGGGTAACCTACGACTTACTGGTGCAAATCCAGAAGCTTATAAGTCACAGGGGCAGGTTATTCATTACGGCAAACAGGGTAACGTCATTCGTGAGTACAAGTTTGTCGGCTTATTCCCAACAGTGATTTCACCAATTGAACTCTCTTGGGATGCTGCAGACACTATTGAAGAGTACACTGTAACCTGGACTTACGACTTCTTCACAGTAGATGTTGCAAGCTCATTCGGTGGCCTCATCAACTAATATTCTGTTATAATATCTACAAAGGGGGGCTTGTCCCCCCTTTTTTATGTTTTTTACCATTATAAATAATAGAAATAAAACATATAGCATAGGATCAATATAATGGCAGAACTATTTGGTTTTACTATCGCTCGTAAAAAAACCGAAGCTGAACAAGAGACTCTTCCATCGATTGTATCGCCTACTATTGAAGACGGATCCATTGAGATTGCACCAGGTGGTGCATATGGAACCTACGTCGATATGGAGGGCAAAGCAAAGTCTGAAGGTGATCTTGTTTCAAAATATCGTGAGATGTCTATCCAACCAGAGTGTGATTATGCAATTCAAGATATTGTAAATGAAGCGATTGTAGTGGATGAGAACTCAGGGCCCTGTGAAATTGTGTTGGATAAACTAGAATATCCAAATGCAATTAAGAAAAAGATTCGTGAGAGCTACGAACACGTTTTTAAGTTACTTGACTTTCAGAATACTGCATATGATATCTTTAGAAAATGGTACATAGACGGTAGATTATATTATAACATCGTGATTGATGAAAAGAATCCAAGAGCCGGCATTAAGGACTTGAGGTATATCGACCCTCGCAAGATCCGTAAGATAAAAGAGCCGATCAAAGAAAAAGATAAGAGAACAGGTGTTACTGTATATCGCGGATCAAATGAGTACTATTTTTATAACCCAAAGGGCATTACAACACAGAATCAATCACAGGGTGTTAAGATTGCCAAAGACTCTATCTGCTATGTCAACTCCGGAATTCTTGACAATAGAAACAATCTGATCTATTCGCACTTGCATAAAGCTATAAAACCACTCAATCAGCTTCGTATGTTAGAAGACGCAGTTGTGATTTATAGACTCGCGCGTGCTCCTGAGCGACGCATCTTTTATATTGATGTTGGTAACCTTCCAAAGATGAAGGCGGAGCAATATCTTCGTGATATGATGGTCAAGCATAAAAACAAACTCACATATGATGCACAGACTGGTGAAGTTCGTGATGATCGTAAATTTATGACCATGCTGGAAGATTTTTGGTTACCACGTCGAGAAGGTGGTCGAGGAACTGAAATCACAACTCTTCCCGGCGGTCAGAATCTTGGTGAGATGGAAGATGTGGATTATTTTCGCCGTAAACTTTACAAGTCACTTAATGTACCTACTGCCCGTATGGAGCAAGAAAATCAGTTCCAACTTGGGCGTGCATCTGAGATTACTCGAGACGAATTAAAATTCAATAAGTTCATCAAGCGATTGAGAACTAGATTTTCAATGCTGTTTGATGAATTATTAGAGATTCATCTTGCTCTTACGGGTGTTACTACTCGTAAAGAATGGCAAGAAATGAAGCAAAGTATCTATTATGACTTCATGGAAGATAATCACTTCACTGAATTGAAAGACACCGAGATTATGACTGAAAGACTTCGACTTTTGGGTGATATAGATAACTATGTTGGAAAATACTTTTCGGAACAATGGGTGCGCACAAATGTTCTGCGTTTGACTGAAGATGAGATTGAAGATATTGAAAAACAAATTGGTCAAGAAGGTGGTGGTGAGGATACAGAAGATGAAGAGCCCATGGAAGAGATTATTCAAGATGAAATTGAAGAAGAAATATTCCAACCTCCAGAAGAGATGAGTGAAGAAGAAAAGAAACTTGTAGAAAAGATGACAAAAGTTTTAGATGATGTCTTGACTGAGGACTAATTTATGTCTAACGAGATCAGAGATGCAAAAATCCTTTCTGCGGCAATCCGGTATGCAGATAAAAAAATTGCCGAAATTCAGGAAGAATTTCAGCAACCAGTATTAGTCGAGGGACCTCCCGGTCCTGTTGGACCCGCTGGACCCAAAGGTGAAAAGGGTGATATTGGACCCGAACGTAGAATTGTAGTAGAAGCAAGAGGACCAGTAGGTCCTCAAGGACTACCCGGTCATACATTTGAAAAAGCATACATTGAAGACGATAAACTGCATCTGTTGAGAGAAGACGGTGAAGTCTTTACAGTCGGTAAAGTAATTGGTCCACGTGGTGGACAAGGTATTCCAGGGATAAAAGGTGAGAAGGGCGATACTGGTCCGCAGGGTGAAAAAGGTTTAATCGGTGAGCAAGGTCCAGTTGGTGCAGTCGGTCCTCAAGGTGACAAAGGTGACCAAGGTGAACAGGGTCTACAAGGTGAACGAGGATTTCTTGGACCACAAGGACCACAGGGTGAACGTGGCTTAATTGGCGAGCAAGGCGAGCCAGGACCCATTGGCCCACAGGGTATTCAGGGACCAAAGGGAGATAAAGGTGATAAGGGTGATCCAGGCGCCACTGGTCCGATGGGACCACAGGGTAATCCCGGTCGGGATGGAACTGAAGTCGATACGGAATCAATTCGTAAATCCATTGAAGATAACTATCAAAGTTTTAGAGATCAAATACGGCAACAAGTAACAAGACTCGCAACATCTGGTGGAGGCGGATCTTCAGGATCAGGTGAAGTTTGGTTACATAGGTTAGATGATGTTGACTACAACAGCGTTAAAACACCAAGTGACGGCGAAGTTCTTACATACAATTCTAATACTGGTGTTTGGTATGCTAGCACTGCTGCTGGTGGTGGTAGCAGTGGTATTACAATAAAGGAAGAAGGTTCTAGTGTTGGAACAACCGTAACTGAAATTGATTTTGTTGGTGCTACAGTTACAGCCTCTGGTAACTCAACTGTAGTTCAAGTACAAAGTGCTGCGATTGGTAATAATATTAGTTCGACTTTACAGACACAACACATTATACCAGCATCTGCAAATACCTATGACCTTGGTTCTTCTACTCGTCGTTGGAGAGATTTGTATCTATCTGGAGCAACATTAAATCTTGGTGGCACCTCTATTTCTGCAAATTCAACCGGTACATTTATTGACACCGAACAGATTGCTTCACGTGAATGGACTCGTGGCTGGGGTATAACAAATGCTGTATTCCAGTCAGCTCTCTCAAACACAAATTCATATATCGCAACCAAAACTACAGAAGCCACCGCACTACTTCGGCTGTCGAATACAAATAGTTATATTGCCACTAAATTAGACTCTTCAAGTTATACGACAGCAGATGTACAAGCTAAAGCGGCGCTTGCAAATACTAACTCATATATTGCTACAAAAGCATCTGCAGATGATGCTTTAGCCTTTGCGATAGCATTAGGATGATTTTTTTATAAATAATAGTGAAATAGGAGATCGAAATGACTGATAATATTAAAGATGCAATTATTGCTCTTCAGAACGGTGAATCATCACAGTTTAAAGATGCTATCAATAATGAACTTATGGGTAGAGCAATGGACGCAATTAATCTGCAGAAGATTACTGCTGGTCAAGCAATGTTTGACGAGCCTGAGGCAGAACTTGATGTAGAAGATGAAATCGACTCAGAACAAATGCCAGAGGAAGAGCCAGATGAAGAAATTTAAACAACTCTTCGAGGAATCACCAGCCGCTGATTACAAGCCTAAAGTGGACGACGAAGAAGAAGTAAAAGGATATAAACCTCGCTCTCCGGACGAGGAAAAGTTTCTCAAATTACACAAGATTGATAAGAAAAAACATCCCATTGCACCTGATGCACAGCACACTGGCGATCGTTCAAAGGGTAAAACAGGCAAGACCGGTGAAGATCACGACGGTGCTGAGGAAAAAGGCGAGCCGATTCTAAAGACTTATAACCAATTCATGAAGATGGGTGGTCACGGTGGTGACTCATACAAGGGTGTAGGTAAGTCTGCTGGTGAAAAAGCTCCAGTGATGCAAGGTTCTTCTAAGATTAAAGAAGAAGTTGAACTTGTCGATGAAGCATTTAAGGCTGGTAATCTCAGACTGAAAGATGGCAAGACAGTAAAAATTGATAAGGTGACTGCCGAGTCTCTTAATAATGCTATGAGCCAACTTAATTCTACAAACAGAAAGCGTATGGAAGCCGAAGCAATGAAGGATAAAAAATCTTTCGATGCGATGGTTCAATTTGCGAAAGCGGCGGTGTAAGGAGATATATTATGCCAAATCAAAATGATACCTTTCAATATTACTACACAAATCCAGAAGATCCAGCAACCAGAGCATTTGCTATTTCAGCAAACGAATCTGCAAATACAGATCACACTACGAGAGCTGTATATGTTGGTGTGACCGGTAATTTAGTAGTCGAACTATCTGATATGGTTTCAGGAAACACAGTAACATTTACAGCTGTTCCCGCTGGTACAATTCTACCCATTCGTGTTCGTAAAATGAGAACATCGAGTACTGCTAATTCAGTAATAGGGTTGTACTAAGAGTACTAAGAAAGTAATATTATGAAAATCGGACTCAGTCCAGGACCCACATCTTCTATCATTACCACCCAGACAGCAGCGGTTATTTCTGCTGGTGGTGGCGCTGGCCCAAGTTTTACAATTGATAATGCAAACTTTGATGGAAGCACTACTTTAAGTAGAGCTGCTCCTGGGTTGAGTGGAATGTCAGATGGCAAACAATGGGCTTTCTCATTATGGTTTAAAATGGCTGACGATGCAGATGAAGCCACTAATGTTGTCTTTACTATACGAGCTAATTCATCAAATAAATTTTTACTACAAAGAAGTCCAACGGCACAGTCGAACAGGATGACTCTCGTTGGCAGAAATGTAGGTGGTACGAATATTTTGTTCATAGAAACAAACTCTGGGTTTACAAGTGTATTGAATAGTGGTTGGAATCATATGTTGTGCTCAGGAAATCTCGCTACAGGTGCAAGACATATATACATCAATGACTCTAGTGACATTAGAACCAGCAACTTTGTTAATGATACACTTGATTTTACAGGTTCGTTCGAGATTGGTAGACCTGCTGAGATTACACAGTTTCCTTTCTATGGCTCAATGGCTGAGTTTTGGATGGATAATTCTTATATTGATTTTAGTGTAGAAGCAAATCGTAGAAAATTTTATTCCGCTGCTGGCGCTGCAGTTGATCTCGGATCCGATGGTTCAACGCCGACTGGCTCCTCTCCACTCATGTACTTACACTTAGATGCTGGTGAAGCTGCAGCTAACTTTGCTCTAAATGCCGGAACGGGTGGCGACCTCACAATCAGTGCTGGTTCTCTTACATCAACTGGAGATGCACCAAATGATTGAT